CAAACAGAATTTGCAAAATTAGGCTTCCCAACACAGGACATTTTGAATATGACCGCTTCCACTTTAGATGCTGCGGCAGCAATGGGTTCTCAATTAGGAGAACAAGCAGCACTAACAGGAGCAACGATAAAAGCGTTTGGATTAAGTTCCAAAGATGCTGCAAGGGTTAATGATGTGTTGGCAAAATCAACTGCACGTTCTGCGTTAGATTTTAGTAAATTAAATGCTTCAATGAGTACTATTGCTCCAGTAGCTAACGCATTAGGCTTCGGATTAGAAGATACAGTAGCATTATTAGGTAATTTGTCAGATAGTGGTTTCGATGCAAGTACGGCAGCAACAGCAACGAGAAACATCATGCTGAAATTGGCAGATAGTTCAAGTGTATTGGGTAGGCGTTTAAAAGAGCCAGTAAAAGATTTACCAAGTTTAGTAAAGGGATTAAGGCAATTGAGTAGTGAGGGAGTTGATTTGTCTGAAGCATTAGAGTTAACGGATGTCAGAAGTGTAGCAGCATTTAGCACGTTTTTAAAAGGCACTGATAGTTTGGAGCGTTTGAGCGCTGAATTAAACAATGCAAATGGTTCAGCAAAAGAAATGGCTGATACCATGCTTAATAATTTGAGTGGAGATATTACTAAAGCAACTTCCGCATGGGAGGGTTTTGTATTGAGTTTAGAGGATGGAGAGGGAGTTATTAGCAAAGCATTAAGAAGTATAACTCAATTTGCAACAGAAACATTGTCAGGACTTACATTATTGAATAAATCGGCAGAACAATTAGCAGTAGGGAAAGTAAAGACTGCTTTTAATGAATTTACAAAAGCAGGAAACGAAGCTGCTAAATTAGTAGTTGAAGATTTTAAAAAAATAGGTCTTTCAGGAGATGCAATGACAGAAGCTCTCAATAGAGCAGCAGATAGAGCAAAAGAAAATTTCAAAGCAGCTAAAGGAAGAAAAGATTTGAATATGGCAGCATCTTACTTTTCTGAATTTCAAGCATTGAAAGAATTGATTAATCCTAAGAAAGCGGATACAGAAGAAACAATAAAAAATAATAAAGCCAAAGAAGACGCTATAAAAATAGCAAAAGACTACTCAAGAGAATTAGAGGACGTTCAAAACAGGCTTATAAAAAATGATTTAGACCGTGAAATTGCACAAGTTGAAACAGAATTTAATCGTAAAATAGAAGCTATAAAAGGCAATGGAAAAATAGAAAATAAATTAAGAGAAGAATTAAGACGTGAAAAAAACAGAAAAGAAGATGAATTAATATCAAAACATCAACAAGACTTGTTTAATAAAGAGCAGGAACGTGCTAAAGCTCAAAATAAAATACTTGACGATTTAGAAATAAAATCAATGGAGGACGGTGTAGATAAAGAAAAAGCATTAAGACAACAACAATTTGAAGAAAAAATAGCACAATTAGAAAAAGATGGATTGTTAACGGCAGAAATTGAAGCTGCATTAAAAACTGAATTATTAAATGATTTAAGTGAAATTCAAAAAAAATCTGATAAAGAATTAGACGATGCCCGACAAGAACAAGCAGATAAATTTGAAGAAGAACAGCGACAAAAAAGAATTGAAGCGAGGGAAAAAACATTGGCTGTAATCGAACAGTTGGAAAAAGATTTTTTTGAACGTAGAAAAAAAGAAGCTGACAAAGAAGTGAACGACACAAAAGAACGAGAAAAAAACTTGCAATATTTAGCAAATAAAGGGATTCAAGATGCAAAAGATAGTTTAGCACAAAATCAAAAAGACCAAGCCGAAGCTGAAAAGAAAAAAGAAGATTTATTACAAAAAGAGAAACAAGCTGAAATTGCCCTTGCTTTAATAAAGGCATTTAATGCTGAATTAGACAAAGGAGCAGACACAACAACAGCGTTGGCTAAAGCGTTAGTAAGTCAATCAGTACTAGTTGCTGCAGCATCTTCTTTACCTGCTTTCGAGGATGGAATAGAAAATACAGGAGAAAATGGAAAGGGTGTTGATGGTAAAGGAGGTTTTTTAGCTGTTTTACATCCCAACGAGAGAGTTGTTCCAAAAATTGTAAATGACAAATTAGATGGTATTAGCAATAAGAAGTTAGGAGAATTAGCAGATAATGGAATGTTGTCTTATGCTTTGAATTCTCAATCAATGGGTGTTCAATTTTCAAGAGAAAGTCCTATTGAAATTGAGTTGAAAAGACTTTATCAATCTAACCAAGAAATCGTAAAAGCAATAGATAGAAAGCCTGTTGATATGGGTTGGAATGTTGATGATGTTAGAAAAATAGTTTCTCACAAGATTAAAGAGGGAAATAAAACAACTAAAATAAATTATAAACTATGATAAGTGATGATTTAGAAGTTGAAATAGGTGGGCAAGTTGTAGATTTTCCTTTAAAAGCGTTTGATTTAGTTGTAACGTCTGACTTTGGAAACGATGCTATTCAACCACAGATAAATATTGATGATATTACTATATTTGGATTAGGCGTAACAATTGTAAATAATCATGCAGCAGGTAATTTTTATAAAGGATTGCCAATAATAATTAGAGCAAGAAATGACAATGGTGTTGTTCAAGTTTTTGATGCTTATATAAATTTACCTAAATTTTACGAAGTTTTTCAAGATAATACGTTGAGAGTTGGTATTTCAAAGAAAAATGATTTGATTAGTATAAATGACAGATTAGCTTCTATTACGTGGACTTTGTTAGAAAGTCAAGGTAAGATAAATAATTCAAGTTACGCAAATCTTGAATATGTTGTTGAAAAAACTAACGCCCAAATGGAAATGCTTATAATGATAGTTGTTCTTTTTATTATGACAAAGGAGTTGGTGGAAAATATTATATCTACGATTGATTTGATTTTTAGAACAATATCTGCCGCTATCCCTTCAGTTGGATTTGGTGTTGTGGTAAACATAGGAGCAATTTTATACGCTGTTTTGTCGATAATACTTCAAATACTGTATATTGCATTTTTATTCATAGCAATAATTAATATGAGTAAAAAACTATTTGATTTGTTAATAAGCCCAAAAAGAACACATAAATTATTGAATTACCGTACAGGGATGACTATTTTAGCAACACATTTAGGGCTTACGTTTGAAAGCCCCATTATTGAGTTAGATTTTTATCATTTTTTACCGAGTAACAACAATATAGATGACATTGATTTAGGAATAGGAACAATTCAAAACCCTAAAGGCGTTTTAAAAGGTTATCCAAATGTTTCAGATTTTGGATTTACAGGATTAGAATTTGTTGAAATATTGCTAGCTCAATTTGAAGCAAAGATAACTATTCAGAATGGTAAGTTGATAATGAGAACAAAAAATGACCTATTTTGGAAAAGTCAAAGCAGCTATGTGATGCCTGATATTGACATTGAAAGCTGGACAACAAATGCTGATGACATTGTATTTAGCACACTATTAAAATATGAAACTGACCCAATTGCAGACGAATACACGCTGAGCAATTTCAAGGGTACGAATTATCAAATATTGGTAAACAACCCAACGGCACAGCAAGGAGCAGACAATAATTTCATTAAAAAGCATGAAACAGTTGATTTTAAATTAGCATTAGGAACTCGAAAAGACAAACTAACGGCAATAGAAAAAACATTAAAATCAGTTGGCGGATTTATAGACAATCTTACAGGAATATTTGGCGGTGGAACAAATTATGCAAGTAAAATAAAAAATAGAATTGGAGTTTTAAAAGTTGGCACAAATAACCATTCAAAAGCAAAATGCATTTATTTAGTTGGTGGTAAAATTCCTGCTAATCATAGAGATTTTACGAGTTCTAAATATTTGTGGAATAAATACATAAATAGCCGTTCTTTTGTCGCTAACAATTTTGAAAGGCAGCGAAAAGTATATAAATTAGACGAAGTTCCATTTGGAATGGAGGATTTTAATAAGATTAGTCAAAACTCTTATTTCAAAATGGCGGACGGTACTGATGCGAAAATGGAATTTAATGAGTGGAATATTTTAAATGATGTTGCAAAAGTCGAATTTAATAGTAAATTTGTATATGCTAATAATTTAACAGAAACTTTTATTGAAGCAGAATGATGGACGAAAATATTAATACATTAAAACAACAAGTTGAAAGTCTTTTAAACATGCAAAAAAATTTAAAAAAAAGAGCTTATAATATTTTAAATAATGACATTCAGAATAAAGAGCATAAAATAATTTTAAATGAACTAATGAAAAAAGCAGAAAAAGGAAATATTACACCAGAAGAATTGATAAAAACAGTACAAAACTTAAAATAATTGGCTACCGAAATACAAATATTATCACAAAAGTACTTCAAACAATGGAATAATGGCGATGATTATTCTTTAGACACCACTAATTTTGTTACTAATTTAGCTGGATTAGTAATGCAAAAAATTAAAATAATTCAAGAGATAAAAATAAAATGGCGTAGTAAAATGGTTGCCGCAAATGATGACCCAGCTAATATGCAATGGGTGGTAAGTCAACCATCATCAACAATATTAGAAATTGAAAGAAATGACGGAGGAGATTTTTTAAAAGATGGTTTCTTTGTCAATGATGATGTTAGGACGATTAATAGAAGTCAATCTCTCGTAAATCAAACTTTTAATGGAGGAATAATAACATTGGTCACAAAAAAACTAATGAACATTAGTTTCTTATCAGCACAACCCACATTGCAGTCAGATATAAAAAGCTGGGTAGTTGTCGGTGAGACACCGCTAACATCGTTAGTTTACAATTACGGTTTAATTGAGAATAATGATAGTTTTAGTACAAATTCTTTGATAACAAATGAAAATCAAGGATGGTACACTCCCTCAACAATTCCTTCATTTCCATTGTCGTTGGATATGGAGGGATTAGGTTTGCCAAAATCATGGAAAAATGGAGGTATGACAGTGTCAAAAAAAAGTACAGTTACAGATACTTTTATAACTTGGCAACATTTTCAAATTGAACATACATTTATAATTCCTTATTTCAATGCAGGCGGGGTTGATGATTTAGAAGATAATATTGTCCCCGATTGGTTGGATGGATTAAATTCTTTAAAATATGTTTTTGATGCTGAATTTAGAACAGTCTTGAGTAATCCAAATACAGCAAAAAAGCAAAGAGTTGAAAATGTATTGGGTTCTGTTGGTTATTTTAACGAAACTTTTAATGGTTTTGATAGTAACTATGAAATAACAAGCTTAAATTATCGGGAAAGTACTACATTAGATAGTGCGGATGGAATTTTAATTAGCGGAACGACAAAAGTTACTATATTTGTTGAAAAGCTATCAGGCAATTTCAATGCAAACGATATTGTAAAGATATATTTTTCTTATTTACCTGAATTACAAAGCGAAATTGAAAACACTCAAACTAATTTTGAAACAAATTTTATGTACGACAATATTCGTACAGAAATGGGGGCAGCAGCAACGACGGGAACAGGAATATTAAACAATTGCTTATCTATTACGCCAACATCTTCAAATATTGCAGTAATAACATTTGAAACAACTCTTACAACGGCTCAAAAATTAAGATTAGATAATACAAAAAAATTTTTAATCGGTGTTGAGGTTGGCGACAGTACTATAATAGCAGGTAATTCAGATGTAACAATATTAAAAGTATTAGGTACTTTTGATGAAAGCCCCGACATCCCTGACTTAATGACTTTTACAGCATTAAACTTTCCTTATTCAGAAGCTCAAAATAAATCGTTAGGATTTACAGATTTTAAAGGTTACAACGAACATGGGTTGGCAATAAAAGGAACTTTTGATTTAGATTTAACAAAAGATGCCTTTATAAATAGCTTCAAGGCTTGTTTAGTAGCTCACAATCCAATATCTAACAGTTATTTTATTATTGATGAGTACAATTATCAATTACCACAAACAGTAAGTGGTGGCGTTCAGCAATTAAATATGAGTACAACAAGAGTTTATCAATTAGCTTCGGGAAGTGAAAAGAATTTAATAGCTATTTCATTGGTTAGTTCTACGTCTTCAAATGTAAGTTACGAGTTTAATTTTGCTCAAAAAATTCGTTGGGAAAATTGGATGAAAAATACAGATGTTGATACTGTTTTCTTTAATAATTCAGAGCCAAATGATAATTTTAACCATAAAACTTCAAATTATTCAAATTTGAATGGCTACGAAATTAAGATGCTTTATTTATTTAGTGTTAATGGCAAAAATGCTTTAGGAGTTGCAGGAACGACAGAATACCGTTTTTTCAGTCCTAATTTTACAATTTTTGATTACGACAAGGATGGAAATGCAACGCCTGCATTCACACAAGTAATAGAAACATTTGATGCTACAACGATGACTAATTTAGGCGGTGCAGTTTTAGTTGGTCAAGACACTTTATTTAGAATTACTTGGACATGGTCGGGAGGAGCTTTGACTGATATTACTACTTACTGGGTCATTCACAGAATAGAAAAAAG